TTTTAAATACACAAGAACCGGATTGGCATGATCCTGCAGTTTCAGGAGATGCAGCGCACGGGGCTATTGTAAAACATTATATCTTTGATGAAGATGACCCAAGAAACTTTTACGTGTATCCAGGCGTGTCTGGTAATTCGTATGTAGAAATTGTTTACTCAGCTTCACCTACAGATCTATCAGCAGCTAGTGATACTATTAGTGTTGATGATATTTATGCTAACGCTATTATAGATTTTGTTCTTTATAGAGCATATATGAAAGATGCGGAGTACGCAGGAAATTCTCAAAGGGCAAGTACACATTATCAGTTGTTTACAGCAAGTATAGGACAAGGTAACCAAGCTCAAATGTTGTTAGACCCTAATAATGATATGGTTTCTAATATAGGCGCTGTTCCTAAGGTAATGCAACAGCAAGGTAGGTAAATGTGGCAGCTTACTCTTCTTTAATAAAAGAAGTTCTACCCTATGTACCTTTATGCCCAGACTCTTTGGTAGGACAAAATTTACGTTCTGCAACTATAGAGTTTTGTGAAAGATCAAAAGCATACGTTCTCGACATAGACCCTTTTAATACTATTTCAGGGGTCTATGAGTATGATTTTGATATACCTACAGGTACAGAGGTTCATCAAGTGTTGCTAATGACGCATGATGGCAATGATATGGACCCTATAAGTCCTCGTAGTTTAGAGCTAAACTACCCAGATTGGAGGAATAGAACAGGACAACCTCACGTATATTTACAAAAAACTCCTACTACTTTTTGGATAGTGCCAGTTCCAAGTGGCTCAAAAGAAGTTATAACTAGTGTTGCGCTAAAGCCGAGTAGGACATCAAACAATATAGATACAACTATATCCAACCAGTATAGAGATGCCATCATATATGGCACTTTATACAGATTACTTAGGATGCCAAATAGAGAGTGGACTGATATAGGAGCAGCACAAGAGTATCTATATCAGTTTAATCAAGAGATATCACAAGCAGAATTAAGGGCCCGAGGCGGAGACCTAGGGGTAAAAAGAACTGTTAAGTACAAAGGAATAGGATTACCAAGGAGACGGTATGGAAGGTACGGAAAGGAGATCGACTACTGAGTTACCAGTTTATACTGACATACGAAAATGTTGGAATGTTATAAAAGCTGGCATAGTTGATATTTTAAAAGAAAATCCTTTACTAAGTTTCATTCCTGAAGATGTTTACAGTGAATGTGTAAATGAAAGGGCTTTTCTTTACACCTCTCCTGTAGGTTTTTTGATACTGACTATAGAAGTAGATCAGTTCACAAAAGACAAGACATTGTTGCTATGGATAGCGTATACTTATAACAAAGGAGGCCATAATTGGTTGGCCCATGATGAGTGGTTTAACGACTTAGCTAAAGAAGCAGGTTGTAAGTATCTCGAAGCGAGATCACGAGTTCCAGAAATGGAATCGTACACAAAAAAGATAGGCTGGGAGTTAGATACACGAATTTATAGGAAAGAAGTTAAATGAGTAGTAAACCAAAACAATCTGAGTACCAAGCAACAGAGGCTGAAAAAGTACAAGCCAAAGTAGCTAAAGCAGAAAAAGATTATTTTAATCAGATGTATAGCCCTTTATTAAGGGAAATGCGTGACATTTCTTTAAAAGAAAACTACGGAGGTTATGTTGCGGGTAGGGCTCAAGCTGACACTATGCAGTCTTTATCTGGTAAACCTTCTTTAATGGCTACTAGATCTGTAGACGCACAAGCAGATTTATTATCAGCTGCAATCGGTCAACAAGTGCAAGGTAGAAGTCAAGGTTTAGCTGCACAAAGGAACAGACAAGTTGGCGTTTTGGCTACTGCTAGAGGGCAGCAGGCTGATGCAACAACCGGCCTAGCAGGGGCAGCACGAATAGCGGCTTCTGATAGTTTACAATCCGCTGAAAGAAAACAAACGATAAGAAATGCAAACATGAAAGCCGGATTAAAAATAGGCGGTACTATGTTGGCACAAGGCTTTGAAAATATGGGCCAAACAGATGGTAGCTTTTTTAGTCCGGGTCCAAATGTATCTAGGACAGAAGGTGCTGCAGAACGTTTTAGAGAAGGTTTAAGTATTTTTGGATAATATATAAATGGCAAGAATTAATACATTAGCAGACGTAAATGATCCACAAGCGCTTTACGGCCAAATGGCTAGAGATGACTATGATAATTACATAAGTGATTTTAGAGGGTTTGAAGAAACACTTTTAAGAGCCAGAGATGATACGAGTCTTATTGATAGCGCAAGACGGGATGCTAAAGTCCAAGAAAGAATATCAAGAGAAATGCAAACCAGAAATGTAGAAAGGTATGGCGGAGCAGGGCTATCTAATGCTCAAAGGCAAGAACAAGCAAGGGCTTTACAAAGAGGGACAAGTTTAGCTACTGTGGGTGGTATAAACAATGCGAGACTCGCACAAAGAGAGATTAACCAGTCCACTCTTGCTGATCTTATAAACATAGGACAGGGTATTAACAGGAATGCTTTGTCCCAAATGAGTGACGCCGCTCAAATGCAAAGCAATAGATATAACGCGTACAAAAATGCTAAAGCACAGCATAGCGCACAAATGATAGGTTTAGGAGGACAAGTAGGATCTGCATTACTTGCAGCTTTCTTAATTTAGAACTATGGTAGAAACTTTCGCACAAGCAGCAGCAACTGGCCTTTCCGGACCCAGCAAAATTCAAAAAAATTTAACTACAAGTGCTGTAGCTAAAGCTACAAGAGAAGAACTAGATTCTAGAAAACAACAACAAGAGTTTGATAGAAACTTAGAGATAGGAATAGAAGCAGGTATTTTTGAAAGAGATGGTAAAACTGTACGAGTAACAGCAAACGCAATAGAAAACTTGAATAAACTATCTCAAGGTAATAGAGAAACTGTAGCAAATGCTCTGCTAATGAATCAAATGATGGGTAGTTATACTTCTGAACAAGACGGCAAGCTTATTAAAAAGAAAAACAGACAAGTTTTTCCTCCTATGTTAGCAAAAAGTGGGGCCGTGCCTAACTCTGTTGAACAAGGTGCTGCTGCAGGTAACGCTAGTGATATTGAATTAAAAAAACAATATGTAAGTGGCGCTAAGCAAGGTTTTATTACACCGGCTATAAACCAAGAAGGTAAGTTTTCTATTTTAAATTTATTTGGTACTGATAAAGCAGATGATGTACCTACGGTATATACAGAAAGCGAAGTTTTAGCGGGTTTAAATGCAAGGGCAGATAAGTTCAACATTGATGGGTCTAGACTTTTCCCTGGTCAGTATCGTGAGTTAAGAAGACTAGAAAGCACCGGCGAATTTGGTATCTCTAATTTAGGTGGCGGTACTGATGAAAGTTATATAGAGCTTGTTAATGGAGTTTTTGATGAGAATGTAGGCAGAGGGACCACTAATGCTTTCTTAAAAAATTTAGAAACTATGTACAATGCTAACCCTCGTTACTATGCAGATACAGTAACGCCGGCTTCTGTATCAGATCCTACTATTACACCCGGAAGCGAACAGGATATAGATATAACAACCCCAGGTGCAGCTCAAACTTTTGAACAGGCTTATCCATCATTACAAGGTTTAGACGGAGAAAGATTAGCTACAGAGTTAGAGAACCTACAAGAAAGTGGTCAATTAGATCAGTTCGGTGAACAACAAATTACTCAGATATTTACAGATTTAAAAAATGAAGGAATAGGTTCTGTACCAGACCTAATTAAAAAACGTAGCGAGCAAAAGAAAAGCGTACAAGAACAGTATAAAGAAGTTTTATATTTAAACACAGTAGCGGCTAGACCAGATGCTACTGGCAAGTTAGTTTTACCAAATGGTAAAACACCTAAAGAAGCTACTGATGAGATGATTAATGCTTACTACACAGGCATACCAGATGGTGATGTAACAGCAAAAGACTTAGCAGCTAGCCAAAATGCTAGAAGAACAAATATTCTTGCCGATAAAACAGCAGAGACAAGCGCTGACCAAGAAAAACGTTTATTCTATACAGCAATGACAACCAGGATGAAGAACCAAGACGACAGTGCATTAGATTGGAGAAAACAAATTTTCCAAGAAACAAAATGGTATAGAGGTTTACAAGATGAGGCTAATGAAAAAGCTTTAGAAATATGGAATAAAAACCAAGAAACATATAAAAGCGAAGTTAATTCAATAACAACTGGTCAATATGCTGGAGGTATTTCTTTTACTGACGCACAAGCAATAACTAGACGTTTGATGCAAGACCCTAGTCAGATACAAAAATGGAGTTTATTTTTCCAAGGTAAATTAAAAGACGATACCGAAAAGAATGTTCAAGATTCTATAAAAGTTCGTCAATTTCAAAATCAATTAAATAGTATCGGTAAAAACTATTACAACAATGAAAAGAAAAGCGAGTTAGGTAGCAAATATGTAGAAGGAGCAGAAGAAGCGTTCTTAGCAATTGCTGGGGATGACGAAAAATTCAAAGCTGATCTACAAAAAATGTGGAACGAAGACGGGCACAACATTTATGCATATAACTATGCGCAACCTGCTGGTTTCCTAGAACACAAGTTCATGCAAGAAGAGTTTATCTTACAAAAAGTATTAGCAACTTTAGAAAACGATGAGTCCTTCTGGAACGGTATTTTTGGGCTTATTCCTGGTATAGGAGAAAGCTTTGAAGAGTATCTCATTAACTTTAAAGCTGATGATGTAAGAACACCTATGTTGTTAAATAGCTTAAAAGACTCACTTGCTGTTGTTTATGAAAATGGTAACCCAGTAAGAATTGCTGCTATAGATGCTAACGGTGCTGAATTAGAGGAGTCTGTAAAACTAATTGACTTAGTAAGAACACAAGGTGTGTCAGGGCTTGAGTATAATTGGCTTATAGAAAACTTATCTGCAATAGGGGATACCGAACAAAGAGAAGAACCAACCGGCGGGGTTTAGTATGTCAGACCCAATTCTTGACTTCATAAAATCTCAAAATGAAGAAAGAACTTCCGGACCTTATGACCCCATTGCAGGGTTTAGAAACAATCTTGATAAAGTCAGTGGGGCAGACACTATGCGTGGGGGCCCTGAGTTTGCAAGTGAGTTCGAATCTATAGCACCAGACGACCCTGCAGACAGAGTTGCAGCAGGATACAGAAAAGGCGTAGGACAGTTTACTGCTGACATGATGTACAGCAAGGCCGCCTTTCAAGCTTTGTTAGGAGATGAAGAAGGGGCAAGGCGCGCTGTTCAACTAGGAATAAAACAAGCGGATGAGGCTTCTAAAGAAGTAGGTGCCTTAGACATGGCACAAGAATGGGAAAAGTTTCTAGACGCACCAGACTTTGAATCTTTTATGAGAGCTGCACCTGCAACTGTAGGAGAGACAGGGCTATCTGCGCTTACTTCAATTACTGGTGCTTTAGCAGGGGTTGCTATTGCTGCATATACTGCACCTGCTACCATACCTACTGTAGCCGCAGCAGCTTTGACTGGCGCAGCTGGTAAAAAATCTTTAAACAAAATTACTAAACAACTAGCTTTTACTCATTTTACAAAAGATATTATTGCAGAATCAGTAAAAAGAGCAGCTTTAAAAAAGACTCTTACTAAGCAACAGAAAGACGTAATGAATGCTGTATATAAACAGTATCAAAAAAATGCTTTAAGCAAAAGAAAACTATATGGGTCTGTTGCTGGTGTGACTGCTGCTGAGTTCCCAAGAACTACTGGACAAGCTTTTTCAACTTACGCAGATCAAGATATGTACGATCCTATCAGCGCCGGTTTATCTATAGCACAAGGTGGTGTTACCGCAGTAATTGGTGGGGCTACAGAGGGCTTAGTCCTTAATAAATTAGTAGGCGCATTTGCAAGGTCTACCGCTTTTAAATCACGTCTAACTCCAGCAGGAGCAAACTACAAACCACCTAGCGTAGGAAAAGAAGCTGCCGCAGCCCTTGGTATAAGTGCCGTGGGGGAACCTACTACAGAAGTGCTTCAGTCTGCTGTAGAGGCTGGTCAGAAGTTTGGAATGTATGATCCACGTTTAGACGGACAGTTAGACAAAGAATATACCAGACAACAAGCTGCTTTAGATTTACAAATATCTGCTTTAGCAGGGTTAACAGCTGGCGGAACCTTTGGTGGTGCAGGTGCTGTATCTGTAGGAGCTGTTACAGGAGCACAAAACTTATTAAGAGAATATCAACAACGTGATGCTTTAACTAATATGATCTACGCTAAGTATGGAGAAGGTGGCACGGGCGTACAAATAGAACCTAAGCAATGGATTAGAGATCAGTTTGATGCTTTAGGAGATCCAACAAATGACAAAGACACTATTTGGATAGATGTTAATAGCTTAGATGAATTTCAAGAGTTTTTAAATGAACGGGAACAAGAGTTTAAAATTATAGGGGAACAGAAATATGGTAATGAAAAAATTCTAGAAGCTCTACAAGGCGGGAAAGTAAACCCAAATTATTTATTTAGGTACGATATGGCAAACCAAGATACACAACTAGGCGGTATCTTACTTTCAAGAGACCCTCAGAAAATACGAGGTTTTCAACAAGTCATGGAAAATAATATGCCTAGTCAAGCTTTATTAGATAATGAACTAGCACGAGTATTAGGCTACCCAAGGACTAGACAGAATTCAGATCAGTGGGTAGTACAAGTTAGAAACAAAGAAACGGGTGGACTTGTTCATTATCATCAAACAGGAGATCCAAAAGAAGATGGAGGGGTACATCTCGAGAATGCTAAAAAATTATTTAAGAACTCACCTAAATATAGCTACGAGATTGTAGATGCCGAAACTCATTTAGAAGAAAGACGAAACTTAGTAGATGACCCTGCAGTAGATTTATCAGAAGTAAAACCTATTTTAACGGAAGAACAAGCAGCTGAAGCTACAGGTAGAACTAGTGCTAAAGATGCTGAAGGCATGACAGGCCTTAGAGACGAAACTGGTAGGTATGCACAAGCTGCGGATGTAGTAGAAGACCCTGTTGCTGTTACTCCTCGTAAAGAAGAAGGTGCAGAGCCTATTAGGAATAGAAACAATAAAGCTTGGGCAAAACCAAATACGCAATACCTACAAGATCAAGCGCCAAATAGTGAACTTATTAAGAACGCTAGATTAGCTACAGACCCACAGTTTCGTGCTGAGTTTGATCAAAATATTAATGAAAACAACTATTCTAGGATTTTATTAGAAGCTTTTATCAAACAACAAGATAGGTTTGGAGATGTAGATACACAAACTAACACTGAACTTGTTTATAAAATAGACCCAGAAGGTGAAGGTTTTGTTATTAACAAGTATAGGAAGCCATTACAGAAGCTAGAAACATATGAACAAGCTAAGCCAGAGTTTGATAGAGTCATTAGAGAAGCTAAAGGCAGAGGTAGAAAACAACGAACAGTAGTTCGTGGAGACGGTACTACAGAAACAAGATACGCAAACAGTCCTTTTGCTATAACAACTAGAGAACCAGACGGTAATTTTTCTATGCCTCAACCTGTAGATATGCCAACTATAGTTAATAACTACAGAAAGATATTACAAAGGATGGGAGTGTTACCTAATGAACAATACTACCAAAGCCTTGCAGATACCTTTACTAGTGTTTATGGCACTTTGCTAGAAGACCCAGATTATCAAATAACATTCAAAGGCGAACCTATAACAGATCAAAGTTTTGCTGACCCTGAGTTTGTAGTTTATACAGAGGGCGGAGGACAACTTGAATATAGTCTTTCTGATCTTATTGCTAAAGGTGCAGAGGAGTCTTTAGGCATCAGTGAACAAGCTACTCCTGGGCAGGTGCAAGATATAGAACGTAGGATACAAGAGAAACAAGAGGAGATAAGTGCGCTAGAACAACAGATAAAAGACCTACAAGAACTCCGTCAACAAAACGGTAAGTTTACACCTGAACAGTATAACCAGTTTATAACTCTGATAGATCAGTTGTACGGACCTAAGGTAGGACAAAAAAGAAACGGACCTAACAATTTATACATTCAAAAAAACCAATTAGAGCAAAGTTTACGACAAGCAGAACAAGAAGGGGGTAACACTACGTTAGATCCTAGGAATGATATAGATGATATGACTGACCCAGAAAACCCCGGGGACTTCCAAAATCAAGATTCTGTAGAACAATATTGGAATGAAGAGTTTGAACATTACGCCAAACAAGGTTTCACTAGAGCAAAGATAGGCACAAAGAAAGAAGAAAAAACAGTAGACGAGCCTAAGATACCAAAAACTGTTGAGCCTATTCAGTTAAGTGAAAGGCTAGCAAATGCAACTCCAGAAAGTATTAAAAGGTATTTTAGAACTGTAGGTAAAGTTGCTAAAAAACATTTAGGTCTAAAAAAACCTCTTTTGATTTTTACTCAACAAGAAACTATTAACATCAAAGGAGCAGCAGATACCATACCAGGTGTTAAGCGTCTTCTTATGGAACAAGCAAAAGGTAACTATGATGCTTATGTAGACGCTGTTAATCAAAGGTTAAACGAAATAAAAGATGATGTAATGGTTCAGAGCAAAGGAGTTGCAGGTTATATGCAAGGTTTTGGTGGACAGTTTGATATTATAGTTTTAAGAACTCCTGAAAATCTTACTGAGTTTAACTTCGGTCTTATGCATTTAGTATTAGGACATGAAATGGGTCATAGTTTCTTTAGAGAATCTATGAATAAACTTTTAAAAAATCCTTTGCTTAGAAGATACTTTATGAAAGAGTTTGAAAAAGCTAAAGCTGCAAGTCCAGAAGTTGGGCAATACTTTGAAAATAATGGTTTTGAAGAATGGTTTGTAGATAAAGTGTCAGCTGCTTTATTCGATTTGGACAAAGGTACAATACTTAAATCTAAAGACTTAAGTGATAATTATATAAATACAATGGCACAAGCTTTAAAAGCTTTTTATGATGCAAAACAAAAACTTGCACCTCTTTCACCAACATCTGAAAGTGCATTAGACCAAGGCAATGCGGCTTTCTTTCAAGGTAGGTTTACTTACGATGAGAGCGTAGGCGAATTTATGAAGGGTATAGATGGCATTTTAAACGAAAGAACTAATTTAAATTTTCAAGATAGAGTTCATGCTGAAGAGCTTATAGATGGTTTATTTGGTAATAGACCAAGCTTGAAGTTTATGCGTAAGATAAACAAAGATGCAATGAACATGGTAAAAACAGGTAAAGTACCACCATGGTTTACTAAGTTATTTTTTACAGCTCGCGGTTTCTTAGATACTCTAGGTAAAGAAAAAGGTATAGGTAAAGAAATAGGTCAAATCTTCCACAAGGTTAGTGGAGAACAAGGCACACCTGGTATGATAAATGAGGCTAATAGAAAGTTAAACGAACTAGTTAATGAGTTAGTAAAAAGACTTGAAATGGATGCAAAGCAAGTAGATGGCTTTGATGCAGTAGTACAAGGCATAACTGGTATAAACGAGAGCGCATTTACTCAAGAAGAAATAGATGCTTTTAGAGAAGCACAAGACGAAAAGAAACCAACCGAACAGTTATCACCAAAAGCACAAGTCGTACGTAAGTTTTTATTTGATGTCTATGATATTTTAGAATTAGAAAAGTATGAAATATTTAAACGTGATCCCGAAACTGGTCAGTTTTATAAAACTAATATCCAAAGAAGAGCTAACTATTTCCCTCGTATTATATTGATTGCTGATATAGCAGCTAAGCCTGAACTTAAAGCAAAGCTCATAGAACTTCTTATAGAAGCAAACCCAACCACTAAACCCGCAGATGTTGTAAAAGCTGTAGAAAAAATAATTGCAAACAATGAAAAGAGTGTAGACACCAGCAGCAAGTTAGATGAAGACTCCGGGTATGGCTTAGGTATGCCAGAAGAAAGGGCTAATTTATGGGAAGGATTAGATACTCCTACGCTCGTTGAAGAAGGATTAGCTGCCCCAGGAGAAGTGGCAATATTAGAATACCTTAGAGATATAACCAGACAAGTTGAATTGCAAAAAAGAGGGGGTAGTAGAAGAATTAGGAACCTTATAGATCAGCTGCCTGCAGAAGAACAAGGACATGCAAAAGATGCTGTCAATGCTATGTTAGGTAGAGTAGATCCTATACGTCATAGCGCTTGGAGGCATATGAATGATGGAGTGCTTACCCTTAATGTACTTACTCTTTTAGGTATGGCAGTATTTGCCTCAGTGCCAGACTCTGCAGGTCCAATACTTAGAAGCAGAGAGTTTGACTTAAGAACTATTACTAAAAACATATTTGATGCTCTGGGTAAAGGCGAAGCAGAACAACTTGCAAGAGACATAGGTGCTAATGGTAGAGAAGCTGCAGCCCAAACAATCTTATACGCAGGCGAGCTTGATGGGACAGCCTTATGGGCTAAAAAAGCTACTAACACCTGGTTTAGAATTACACAGTTAGAAAGATGGACAATCTTTACTAGAAAATTTGCTGCAGGTATGGCTAGAGATTTCTTAATAAAACATGCTGACATAGTTTCCAAAGGTTATGAAGGCGACCCAGATGTACTGTTATCAGAAAGGTACTTAAAAGATTTAGGGGTAACAGCAGAACAGATACAAGCTTGGAAAGACAGTGGTAGTGATATAGACCAACACGCCGAGGTTAGGACAGCGTTGGGTAGGTTTGTAGACGAAGCTATTGTAAGACCTAATGCAGCAGAAAGACCTGTTTGGGCATCTGATCCACACTGGGCCATAGTCTGGCAGCTAAAATCTTTCTATTATGCTTATGGTAAAAATATTATGGGCGGTCTATTTAGAGAAGGTAAAACTAGATATGGTGAGACTGGTAATATAACTCCAGCTATAATGCCACTTTTCTTTGGGGCTGCTTTGTTGATGCCTTTGACAATGATTGGTTGGGATCTAAGAGAAAGATTTAAAATAGGATTATCTTACGTACTACCGGGTATAAGTCCTAATGATCCTGGTGTAAATTATAGGGCATCTAAAGATATGTCAGGTGGTAAATACTGGTTTGAAGTTTTAGATAGAAGTGGTATGTTAGGTCCTGGTGCTTTGGCTTTACCGCTTGTTATGGAGGATAAACAATACGGCAAAGGGCCTCTTATTCCTATACTAGGTCCTGGAGCAGAAAGAGCGTATGATTTACTACAGGGAGAAGCAGAACCTTTTGATTACTTCCCTGTATATAGTCAGCTCGACACTAGAGCATTAGAGAGGTAAAATTAGTTATGGCTTACTCAGACACAATTAAATTAGTAGTAGGGGACACACTACCAGAGTTGACCTTTACTTTAAAAGATAGCAACACAGCTGCAGCAGGACAAACGTTAGATGTAGAGAATGATGCTACATGGGCTCCTATTGATTTATCAAGTGGTACTGTAAGATTTAGAATTAGAGAAGTAGGACAGACAACAGTATTACAAACAATAACAGCTAGTATTACAGATGCTACCGGAGGCGAATGTGCTTTGACTTTTCCTACAGGTACTTGGACAGCTGCTGGTACGTATGAAGGTGAGTTAGAGTTTACTAAATCAAACGGACAAATACAGACAGTACAAGACCTAGTCAAGTTTAAGGTGCGTGACGATTTTGATTAATGGCCTTCCGTGCAAAACTTAGCTATGTAGATCTAAAAGCGACCGTATCTTTTTCTGAGATACGCGTCATTGTTTCTCAAGAAGAAACCCGTACAAGTCTAAGTTTTACAGACGCTAAAACGTCCGTACACAGTCAACTAGTACAAACGCTAGTTCAATATGTCAATCTAAATTCTTTAGTACAATACGTAAATCTATCTGCTGTAGATGTTTTATTAGACGCAGATAGTAAGAACTTATATTTCATACCACAAAACGATTCACCAAACGCTGTCAGTGTAACTATGTTAGAGGATACAGCCTTTGATGTAGGTAAAACACTTACTGATTCTTACGGTTTTGTTGATGAACCTGCTTTAGGGGTAGGTAAAGCAGTTTCTGACTCTATTGCTTTTGGTGAAGTAGTACAAACTCTAATTACTTTTATTCGTGATTTTAGTGATTCTTACAGTTTTACAGATAGCCAAGCTTTAAGCGTAGAACCTGTATATACAGATAGCTTTAGTATGGGTGACGCAGCTCCTACGTTTAATCTTAATAAAACTGCTACGACAGATTCTTTTGGTTTTACTGATACAGACGACTGGAGCTTTACTAAAAGCCTTACTGATACCCCTACTCTAGTAGATACTGCCCCTAGTTTTACAACTACAACAACTAAAACAGACTCTTTTGGATTTACTGATAGCCAAGCTTTAAGTTTTGCTAATGTTGTACCGAACAACGAAGCAGTACTAACGGATAGCCCTGCCTTAGCACCAAGTTTAGGTAAAACAGACAGCTTAAGCATGGATCAAGTTTTCTCTAGAGTTGTTACTTTTGCTAGATCATTTAGCGATACTGTATCTTTAGACGATATAGCTTCTGTTGATGACCCACTACAAACAGATGTAGATTCAGCTAAAACTAACGTTTTTGGTTTTACAGATGACCATTCGTACACATTCAGTAAGATACTAAGCGACACGTACGGAATGTCTGACAGTCCTGCAATAGAAGCTAGTAAACCTTTTGCAGATTCTTTTAGCTTTACAGATGCCCCTATTGTAAGTTCGTCTTTAGCTAAAACAGACAGTATTTCAGTTTCTGAAGCATTATCTTTAAGTCTTGGCAATTCTTATACAGATAGTGCTACAATATCAGAAGTTATAAATGTTGTTACCGTACGAAGCCACAGCGTTATTAACGCGGCTGGATTAAATGTCGGGACACTAAACTAGGAGAAACTATGATAAAAGACGGTTTAACTTTAAAAGGTAAGTTAGCAATCGCTATAAATGGCGAAACAGTCAAAGAAGTAGATAACCTTGTTGTTACGGATGGCAAAGAATATGTAGCTAGTAGAATGAAAGATGCTAGTGCTACTGCTATGTCACGTATGGCTATTGGTACAGGTAGTACTGCAGCCGCAGCAAGTGATTCTGCATTGGGAAGTGAGGCAGCTAGGGTTGCTTTAACTTCTACTACTGTTAGCGGAGCGGATGTTACTTATGTTGCTACATTTGGCGCAGGTACAGGAACGGGTGCTATTACAGAAGCAGGTATATTAAATGCAGCTTCTAGCGGAACTATGTTATGTAGAACAGTATTTTCAGTTGTAAACAAAGGTGCGTCTGACTCAATGACAATTACCTGGACTGTAACAGTTTCTTAATTTTTAAGGAGTAAGCTGTGGCAGTTGTTTTTAAGAACAATGCAAAAACAACACTTGCATCTGGCATAACGTCCTCGGCCACATCTATTACGGTTGCGGACGGAAGCGTTTTCCCGACGCTAACTGGTAGTGATACATTTTTTTGCACCTTCGACGATGGAACCAACATTGAAATTGTTGAGGTCACAGCTGTATCTTCAAATACCCTAACAGTAACTAGGGCTCAAGATAACACCAGCGCAACTTCTTTTTCTACCGGTACCGTAGCTGAGCTAAGGCTTACTGCTGCTATTCTTGAACTTTTTCCACAAGTAGACGCAGGTGAAGTTACTGCCGATGAATTTATCGGAGATCTTCGTGGTGCAGTCATATTTAAAGCTCAGGCAGGCGAAGCTGTTTCCAAGAGTGACGCGGTTTATGTGTCAGGTATCTCTGGCAATACCCCAGTAGTTTCTTTGGCAGATGCAGATGATGCAAATAAAATGCCCGCTTTTGGCTTGGTATTAACAGCCGCCTCAGCCAATGGATCTACAGAAGTTGTAACTTTTGGTACTATTTCAAGCGTTGATACTTCTGCATTTAGTGTTGGTGATACTTTGTATGTTTCTACAAACGCAGGAGGGCTAACCAACTCAAAACCAACAGGCGAAGCCTCTTTAATACAAAACATAGGTAAAGTACAAAGATCTCATGCCTCAGCAGGATCTATCAAGGTAGGTGGTGCGGGGAGAACAAATGATGTCCCAAACCTTAATGACGGTAACATATTTATAGGTAACGCATCTAACCAGGCAACAACAGCCTCCTTAAACACCAAGATAGAAGACTATTTAGATGCCAACGGCACAACCTTCCCAGACAGCGTAAAAGCTCAGTTTGGTACAGGTAATGATTTGCAAATTTATCATACTGGTTCAAATAGTGTTATTACAGATACTGGAAGTGGTGACTTAAAAATAAGAGCTAACAATCTGCTTTTAGAAGCATACGCAACTGAAGATGATTATTTAACAGCTATTGATGGTGGTGCGGTTACTATTTTTTATGATGGTTCACCAAAACTAGCCACAACCTCAACAGGCATAGACGTAACAGGTACAGTAACTGCTGATTCTGTTGAAGTAGATGGACTTCTCCATATTGACGGCTCTGATAATAGCAATGTAGCTAGTTTTGCTTTAACAAGAACAGATGCGTCTTGGTCTATTGATAATGAAACAAACTTTAGGATTTATGGAAACACTGGTGACACAACCAACCCAGCAACAAAGCGTTTCGAAATAGGTACAGGCGGAGACATCTCCTTCTACGAAGACACAGGAACTACAGCTAAGTTCTTTTGGGATGCTTCTGATGAACGATTAAATCTAACAGGCTCTGATTACCAGTTTGGTATAAAGCAAGGTTCTAATCAGCCTTGGTATAACAGAGCTGTTTCTGATGGTAGTTACAGGATACATTTAAATGGTACAGGCGATATACTAACCGCCACCTCAACAGGAATTGACGTAACAGGCACAGCCACGATGGATGGGCTGACTGTTGATGGTGCTGCAAACTTTGGTGCTGCTGTTGATGGTATTATAAATTCAGACTTTTCTGTGTTTATTAATATTGATGCTAATAATAACTCTACAGGTGATTCTTTTCATATAGCAAGAAATTCAACAGATGGCTCTGGACCAAAAATGCTGTCTGCTTATGAAACAGGAGACATCTCCTTCTACGAAGATACAGGAACTACAGCTAAGTTCTTTTGGGATGCAAGTGCTGAATCGCTTGGAATTGGAACGACTAGTCCTTCTCAAGCACTTGATGTTGTAGGTGCTATCAAAGTATCAGATGGTATTTTAAATGCAGGTGCAGCAGGTTCAGCAAGTGTATTTAACGAAGACGGCACTACTGCTGACTTTAGAGTTGAATCTAGTGGTAACACTCATATGCTATTTGTTGATGGTGGATTAAACAGAGTTGGAATTGGAACTGCTAGTCCTAATCAATTGTTACATTTATCTGCTAACGGTCCAGTATTAGCTTTAGGTTCTTCTGGAACTTCTGACCCTAGAATAGATTTTTATGACCAAAACACTACAACTATTGGGGCAGGAATATTTTTTGACCAAGATGCAGACTCATTAAAAATACTTAGAACTGTATCAGGTTCTGCAACAGATGGAATAATATTAGATTCTTCAGGCAACTTGTTGGTGGGAACTACTTCAGCCTACGGCACTACAGGCACAACTATAAACGCGGCAGGGTTAGTTTATTCATCTGCTGATGGAGATAGAGCAGGACAGTTTGACAGAACTACAAGTGACGGTGAGCTTGTAAGGTTTTCAAGGGCAGGCACAACAGTTGGAAGTATTGGTTCACAAGGTGGTGATAGTTTAACTATAGGTAATAGTGATACAGGTCTTTTAATTACTGATAGCAATAATGCTATTCACCCTTGGAATGTTTCTACAAATGCAAGTCGTGATGGAGCTATTGACTTAGGTCGTAGTTCACATCGCTTCAAAGACCTCTACCTTTCAGGTCAGATTAGCACTAATGATACTGGTGGTTTATCTATTACTGCTGACTCTGTAAACAGAGGTATATTAAACCTTAGTACTAGCACAGCATATCAACTACTCGGCGGTAGTTATTATGGTTATACAGGCTATAAAACTGGTGGCTATCATAGATTCTTTGGTTCTGATGGTGTTGAGGATATGAGACTGGATGCCTCGGGGAATCTGTTGGTGGGGGCTACATCAGAATCAACATGGGAAAGTGCTAAAGGATTTAGAGCAAGACAAAGTGGCTCAACAACCATAACAAGAGATGGAAACCCACCTTTATATGTAAATAGACTTACTAGCGATGGTGATATTGCAGTATTTAAAAAAGGTACAACAACAGTTGGAAGTATTGGTAGTTCTTTTGGAAATCGTTTATATATAGGCGATGGTGATACCGCTATAAGATTTGCAGATGATTTAGATACTATAGTTCCTTGGAATGGCTCTACTAATACTCTTAGAGATGATGCAATTGATTTAGGTGAATCTTCAGGTAGATTCAAAGACCTCTACCTTTCAGGAACAGCTAGAAGTAATACCGTTTCTATTAATGGAACTACAGTAATAGACTCCTCTCGTAATTTAACGAATATAGGAACTATCTCTAGTCTTGCTATAACTTCTAGTGGTCTTTCTTATCTTACCCAAGTAGATTCAAGTGAGTTTAGAAATACTACTCGCGTAAGTACTGCTACAACACCTGCAAATACAGCAGGTTGGTTTAAGATTGCAAAAGTTGTAAGGGGTGCAGGTAGAATATTGTTATCTTTTACAGGTGGTAATCATAGCCCTGATACTTACGTTATTGATTACTATAAAAACTGGTCAACAACAGGTTCATTGTTTTTAAAAAATTTACAAGGAGTATCATATATAACAAAAGCAAAAATAAGACAAGATAGTGGAGATAGTAATTACTATGTAGAAATTTATTGTGCTTCTAATTCAAATGGTCTTAGCTTTCAAGTTTATCATCAAAGACTACAAGGATTTGCTAATAGTGGTAATGAAGTATATGGTGGCTCTTTAAGTGCAGGTTCTACAAGTGGAACAGACATTGTAAGTGAGCAAAGTTTTGTACCTAAAGGTATATGGACTGAAGGAATAGAAGCGGATTACTATTATGGTGATGTAAATATTCTTACAGGTGCTTTAAAGATAAATGGACAACCAGTAATAAATTCTTCGCGTAATTTAACAGTTGGAACTATCTCATCAGGAGCAATCACAAGCACAGGCGAAGTTGAGGCTACTGCTTTAGATATTAATGGCAACGGTGATATTAGCGGCAATCTAACTCTCGGTGGTTATCTAGCAGGTCCCGCTACCTTTACAATTGATCCAGCAGCAGTAGGAGATAATACAGGAACAGTTGTTATTGCAGGTAATCTACAAGTCGATGGTACAACAACTACAATTAATTCTACTACTCTTACAGTCGATGATAAGAATATTACTTTAGCTAGTGGCTCTGCAAATGCAGCTGCTGCTAATGGGGCAGGACTTACAGTTGATTGTGGATCTGGTACTGATGCTACATTTACTTATGATGGCACAAATGATGAGTGGGATTTTAATAAAGATATAAATGTAACAGGAACTATATCAAGTGCTGGTGGAACCATGACAGGAGCTTTAAATATTGGAGCAGCCATTGGTTCAAGAGCAACCACATTAAGTATTGAAGGAGATTCGAATAGTAGTCCTTTTGCAGTAAAATGTTCTGATAAAGCAACGGTATTTAGTGTTTTACCTTGGAGTGGTGGTGAAACTTATATAGCATCGGGTGTTTACTATGATGATGGATCATGGGTGCACGCAAGTGCCGATGCAACAAACTGTTTAATAGCACTTGATGGATCTGGTGTCTCATGGTACTCCTCAAATAATTCATCAGGTAGCTGGAATGTAGCTGATAACGTTAGTTTGTGGAATTCTTCAGGATCCTGGGTTGGGGGTATTGCTAGCTCTGGATATAACAATTCAAACTGGGATACAGCATACAGCTGGGGTAACCACGCAAGTGCTAATTACTTAACATCATTTGATATAACAACTCAAACAGACCCAAAATATTTAAGAAGTGATGCAAATGATACATTCACAGGAACTCTTACAACAGGTGAATTACAGATATTTTCATCTCATCCTGTTCACACTGGTTATTCTGGAATAGCAAATACAGAGGCTTGGACTACTACTACTGAGCAATATATGATAATCAGTGCGGGTACGGACACATATATTAATGGTGATTCTGTTATTATTCGAGCAGGAAATAATTCGAGTACTAATGAAATGACAATTAGTACTAGCGGAACAACAATAGGTGGTAACACTGTATGGCACGCAGGTAACGATGGTTCTGGTTCAACCCTAGATGCAGACAAATTAGATGGTTCAGAAGGAGCAGTTTACTTCAAATCTCCATCAGATGTTTCTGGGTGGCAAAATTCAAATAGAAACTTTAGTGTAAGAAGTGGCGGTAATGCTGTCGGTCTTCATATGGAAGAGTCTGATGGAACATTTGGATTTCAGCTTTATGGTGATAGCGGCGCTTATGGGTTTTTAGATGGAGAGTGGGCTAGTTGGGATATACGAAAAGTAGTAAATGGTGCTTTTAGTGTTGATGAAGGAGCAGGATTAAAACGAGTACTTAACGAAGCTAACTGGTCTTCTTATGTTACTTCAGTTTCTGGAACCTCTGGAGGTCTATCAGGTTCTCCGAACATAACTGTTGGTACTATCTCTAGTGGTGCTATAAGTTCAACAGGTAACTTAGATGTTGATGGAATCATTGACAACACTAGAAATAATGGAAATGTGTCAGCTCCTAACAATTCAAACCATACAGCAGGTACAAGAATTAAGTTCTATGATGCAGGTGCAACTGCTTGGTATGCAATGGGTATTGAATCAATGCATTTGTGGTTTACTTCTGACGGAGGGTATAAGTGGTACGAAGATTCAGTAGAAAGAATGACCCTTAGCAGTGGTGGAAATTTAAGTCTTAATAGTGGCAACTTAACAATCAAAGGTAATGATGGTTTTAATGCTACAGGTGAAACCGCAAGTATTTATTTAGGGGATGGTAATTCAGAGATTAGAGCAACATACGATGGCGGTACTAAGTTTTTCCTAAATGGTACAGACCGAATGGAAATAGAGGGTGGCACTGGAAATCTTAACTTAAAAACAGGCAACCTTGAAATCAATTCAACAACAGTAATAGATTCGTCAAGAAATTTAAGAAGTATACCATTACAAAACTTAGGGTCTCCTCTATCAAACACTGAACATGCTGTTGTTAATATTGGTAGAGTTGGGGGAGCAGGAGAAACAAGAGCAATAGATATATGGGGGTCTTGGTCTGCAGGAGAAAGCAAATCTATAACTGCTGTTCATGGTTCTTCTTCTGCACAAATAGTTGGACAAATAAACTTTATTCATGATAGCCCTGGTTCAAGAATGAGATTTGGAAAATTATATCAGAGTGGAGATTCAAGTGTTTATCCAATGATACTTGATAGTAGTAGTACAACTGGTGCTAGTTTAGACGTAACAAATGATCAACATTCTACAGGTAATGCAAATCGAACCTTTGGTACTGCTACGAGTAGAAAGAAAAAAGGTGCTTTTCATGTCAAGGGAGGTCAAGGAGGCATAAGTGGTAATGCTTATGTAACTGGAATAACTTTTCCAGGTGCTGACGAAGATGAAACTCAAGCAGGGTTGTACTGCTCACAAAACAGTAGCACAGGAACATCATTATCTTTGATGTGTACAGATAGCTATAATAATGGACCAAAAGAATACTTTACTGTGCTTGATAGCGGATACTGTAAAGTGATGGCGAATACTTTAGACGTCTATGATCAAGTTTATGCAAATACAAAGGGATCTCATTTTTTAATAATGGGTGATGCTGCCTATTCAACATCTAGTAATTATATTGGAATGAAAACTTCTTTTCAGTCAGGAGCCAATGACTATATGATAATTTCAGGAGTCTCAGATGGAGAGACTTATGTATCAGCTAAAGATGGTTCTGCTGTTACTATTAGAGGTGGTGGTAATAGATCTTCCAATCAAATAACAGTTCCTGATGGCACAACTATAACTGCAACAACTTCTGATTTTAGAGTTACAGGTAATGTTACAGCCTATGCTTCAGATGCAAGATTAAAAACTAATATTAAAACTATTAAAAACCCTATAGAAAAAATTAAAAAAATTAGAGGTGTTGAATTTGATTGGTTAGATAACATTGAAAACTTTAACCCAAAGCATAAACATGAAACTGGTGTGATAGCTCAAGAAATAGAAGAAGTCATACCTGATGCAGTCTCACCTGCACCTTTTAATGAAGAATACAAAACTGTAGATAAAGAAAAAATAGTAGCTTTATTAATTGAAGCTATAAAAGATCAACAAAAAGAGATAGAATATATGAAGTCAGAAATTGAAACTTTAAAGGAGAATAATAATGGCAATTAGTAGTACAACAAGAGTTCAAAGAATAGAGGTTTACCCTGCACAAGACTCATCTGCTGCAGATACTGCAAACGCAAAACATGAAATTGTCATGGTTGTGTATGAAAATGTTTTATCTGGAACAGGCGGTGACGCTCACTTAGATGGTCAGATCTCTACGCAAGTAAAACATCTACACAAATTTGTAGAAGATGGCGGAGATGCTACAGATCTATCAGGCGAAGATGCCTTAGTACAAACAGTTTGCGGTGCTATCTGGGCATAAATAAATGCCACTGCCAACAACTAACATCAGCTTAAACGCTATTCATGTAGAAGTTGGCGGAACATCTGGCACTACTGTATCTTTAAATGATGCGGATGTTAGAGGCATAGGAGCACCAGATTCCACTTATGATGGTGGCGATGGTATCAATACAACAAGTGGTACCACTATATCTATTGGTGAATTTAGAAATGCACAAGATGCATCACTAAACACTTGGCCATTATCAGGACTATCTACTGCTCCAGACCCATGGGGCTTTCAAAGTTATACTAGTTCCTTTTACGCACAAGTAGGTTGTAACTACGCTCAAAAAGTAGACACTGCTAACGATAGATTAGAGCACCGTTTTACCACTTTTAATTCAGGTGCCCCTCAAACATTTACCTATGCATATCAAGGCTACGTAGGATTAGACAGTGCTACCTTTGAAGCAAAAGCAGTGTATAGCACTACTACTTCAGGGGCTGGCACCTCATCAACAACAGGTCCAACTACTAATACCTGGACAACTGTAAGTACCAGCACTTATTCTCCTCTATGGCAATGGTTAGCAACAGTAAGTAGTGGTAGCGGAACTAGATACGTCAATGGTAGTGTAACTTTTTACATGAGAGCCTCTTTAAGCGGAACCTATTATCCAAATTCAACGGGTTACGACAGTGGTTCTAAAAACATATCCCTAAGTGCAACCAGAGGCACAGCAGGACCTGCAGGACCTGGAGGACCATAATGAGTATAGGACCTATAACCAATGTTCCTTATGTTATTGTCAAGCACGATGAAACTACTTTTACTATAGTAGATAATAACACTGAGGAAGAGATACAAACCTTTACAACACTAGAAGAAGCAGAAGAATATATGTGGACTAATCTAATTGATTAGTTATAATATTTTAGATTAACTTAATTAAGGAGTAATTAAATGGATAATAACCAACCCCAAGAACCACAAACTTTAAACTTTGAAGGCGACAATTACAACGTTTCTGACCTAACACCTAGGGCCGCTCAAGAGTTTAATACTTTGTTTCGTATTCAGAATGAAATAAATGAGTTAGCTTACCAGCTTAAAAAAAGCCAAGCTGCACAAACAAAGATCACTGAAGACGTAAAAGTTATCTTAAAAGAAGACAAAGTAAAACCTGCCGAGGATGACAAACAGATTATAGTGGAAGACGAGGTAAAAGCAGAAGACGATGCTTCTGTTAACTAGTCAATAAAATACTTCATATGGTACACTTAGCATATGGCAACAACTAAACAAACTATATCTAAACTTGAAGCGCACGAACGTGAGTGTGCTATTCGCTATGAGAACATAGAAAAACGTTTAGATAAAGGAGATAGAAAATTCGATGCCATGGATACTAAATTCACAAGATTAATAGTAGGTCTTTATGTCCTTATTGCAGTGGCTGCAGGCGTCGATAGATTTTTCTCCTAAGAGGGAGACTATGGACATAGAAAAGTGCAAAGCAGAAATTAAACGTCACGAAGGTGAAGTATTAGAAATCTATTTAGATAGCTTAGGCTATAAAACATTAGGGATAGGTCATCTATGTCAACCAAGTGACCCAGAGTATGATTGGGAAGTAGGTACACCTGTTTCTCAAGAAGTTGTTGACCTTTATTATGAAGATGACTTCAATAAACACTTAGCAGAAGCTATTCATGTGTTTGGTACCGAAGAAGGTTTTTACAATTTACCTCAAAATATCCAACATGTTTTAGTAAATATGTGCTTTAATTTAGGAGGCACCAGACTTTCTAAGTTTAAAAATATGCTAAAAGCTTGTAGAGAGCATGATTGGAAACAAATGGCTGTTGAAATGGAAGATAGCAAGTGGTTTAAACAAGTAGGAAGAAGGAGTCGAGAACTACAAGAAATGGTTCTTAATACTATATAATGATTAAAGTATGGCATATTTTAAACTTATTACATTCGGAGGACTCGCACCACGAATATCTCCACGTCTTTTAAAAGACAACCTAGCGCAAACTGCTACGGATGTTAATTTAGAGAGTGGACGTCTTGTACCTATTACAGACAACTCAGACACTTTAACTCTCTCTAATTCTTCTAGACAAAGTATATTTAAATACACGGATAGCCCAGAACGTTGGCTACAGTTTGACGATGATGTTGATGTAGAGTTAGGCCCCATTGCTGGTGATACAAACAACACTGCTTACTGGACCGGGGACGGTGGCTTTCCAAAAATGGGCCGTAGTTCCGATATTATTGGTGGTTCGGTATATCCCAACAACTCTTATAGGTTAGGGATTCCTGCGCCAACAGCTGCGCCTACAGTAGCTGCGGTGGCTGCAACTACTTTTGATGGGCTTTTAACAACTACTAATGGCTCTTCTACTGTTACTATAACTACCGAGACAAGTGGGGCTGCTGCAGCTCATAGTCTTTCTGTTAATGAACACGTTAAGTTAACAGGGTTTAGTACTATTAATGGTATAAGTGCTACAGCTATTAATGGTAGTTATCGTGTAAAAGCCGTGCCAACTACAACTACTTTTACAGTAGAACTGTCCGAGGCTGCTACAGCTAGTGGTAATTCTAGTGTTATATCTAATGGTGTAGAAATAGGTGGCAACTCTGAAGCTGACTTAGATTACGAAACTTCTTATGTTTATACTTTTGTATCTGCTTACGGAGAAGAAGGACCCCCATCCGCAGCATCAACTGTTATAACTACTGATGATAATATGTCAGTATCTATTACAGGGTTAGAAACATCTCATTCCAAATCTAACCTTAACTTAAGTAAAAAACGTATTTACAGATCGAACACAGGTTCTAACACTACAGCTTTTCAGTTTGTAGCAGAAGTAACTTTAGCTACAACTAGCTATACAGACACATCTAGAAACAGTGAACTTGCTGAGTTAATCCCGTCCACGTACTGGATCGGTCCCCCAGATGATGACACGAGCCTATACCCAGATGGGCCTATGAAGGGTTTAGTAGCTTTACCTGGTGGTGTCTTTGCTGGTTTTACAGGCAAACGTGTTTGTTTCTCTGAGCCATTTTTACCACACGCCTGGCCCGCTGCATATAGAGTAACACTTGAAGAAGAAGTTGTAGGTATAGAAGTAGCAGGCAACGGGGTTATTGTTGGCACCAAAGGCACACCTTACTTGATTACAGGTAGCGATCCGCAGTCTATGACAGCTATACGTATGGAAGCTGGACAAGCGTGTTTGAACAAACGTTCTATGGTTGATATGGGTCCTTTTGTTATATATGCAGGCCCGGACGGATTAGTGGCAGCTGCGGGCACAGACGTACGAATACTAACTGAATCCATATTGTCACCTAGCCAATGGCAAGCTTCTTACTACCCAGCTACTATGACAGGTTTTCTTTGGGAAGGCAGGTACGTAGGTTTCTATGATACAGGTAGTGGTTACGGAGGCTTTATCTTTGATCCTAGGGAAGGCGTTGATGGCGCTTTAGTAGATTTAGATGCAAGTGCTTTGATACGTGGCGGTTTTACAGACCCAGACGACAGTCAGCTTTATTTAATAATTGCAAACAAGATAGAAAAGTTTCAAGGTTCTAGCACCGCAGTTACTTATAACTGGAAATCCAAAGAGTATGTACCTCCTAGACCCACTAGTATGGGTTTTTTAAAAGTAGATGCAGAGGCTTACCCCGTTACGCTAAAAGTGTACGGAGATGGTAGTGTGATTTACCATGCAACAATATCTACATCTGGCAATGCTTACGCTGTAGCTGGTACTACACCTTCGTTCGGTTCGGTTGGAATACCAGAGCCTCTTGTACGTTTACCTGCTAGTGTTCATACTTCTTTTGCTATTGAAGTAGAAAGCGCTAAAACAGTAAATGAAGTATGTATTGGAGAATCCATAGATGAATTGAGGCAGATTTAATGGCTACCAAAGGCACCAAAGTACCTGCTATAAAAAATGTTCCTTCAAGAGTTGATCCAGAACTAAGGTCTACTTTAGATTCTATTAAAGAAGCTTTAGAAGTAAGGCTAGGTAGAAGAGGTGATCCTAGAGATAGGGCTGTTACTATAAGAGAACTCATAGACTCTGGTCTCGCCAAAGAATTAAAAGACAATCCTTTTAACCCTAACAGCGGTACTACCTCTACAGGTATAGCTCCGCCTGGTGATGGGCCAGGCGACTTAACCACCCCTCCTGCCCCTACAGGGCTAAGCGCATCGGGTGTTTTTACAGCAGTCATTCTAGATTGGAATATTGCTACTTATGGTAATCATGCATACACAGAGATCTGGAGATCAGAGACGAACGAGATAGGTGGTGCAGTTTTACGTTCTACTACTAATGCTTTTGTTTATACCGATGAAGTTGGCTATGGTAGCACCTATTACTACTGGGTAAGGTTTGTTACTACTAGTGATGTGCCTGGACCTTTTAATGCTACCGAAGGAGTAAAAGCAGAAACAGCAGTAGACATAGGGGCAGTTATGACTGAGCTATCAGAAGAACTTTCTAATATGCCAGGCTTTAATACTTTGTTAAGTGATATAGATGTTACTATTGATGGTGTTACCTTAAGTCTACAATCTACTCTAGAAGGCATAGATACGGCAGCAGATGCAGCTCAGACTGCTGTTAACAATTTAACCACTAACACACCAAGGGTTATAAGATCTACTAGCGCACCAACTGCTAGGGGTGACAGCAGCAGTTTACAAACTGGAGATATATGGATTGATACCGATAACGGTAATGAGATATTTATTTATACAGGCTCTACTTGGGCAGCTTCTACCGCAGGTTCTACTTCATCTTCTGATACAACTTTGCAGACACAGATTACAGCTAACGGTAACTCTATTTCACAAAACGCAAGTAACCTTTTATTAGTAGCTGGGGTAAGTGATGCGGCTGATATCTCTACGTCTGTAAATATAACCTCTTTAAATTCTTCTATATCTAATGCTGAAACTGATATTTCTGCTAACGCTAACGCAATAAGTGGGTTAACAACTAGAGTAAGCGCAACGGAAAACGATATTACTACTATAACTAGTGACGTTACAGAACTAGAAAGCACACTTGCTGGTTACTCTGGTACCTCCACTGTAGCTACTGCTTTGAGTGGGTTGCAAACACAGATAACTTCTAACGACACTGATATAGCAGATGCTAATACTGCCATAAACACTAAAGCAAGTGCAGCTTCTGTTACTGCTTTAGATGTATCTCTTAGTAGTTTAGAGACAGAAGTAGATGGTAAAACTAAAACTTTTGCTCAGGATAACCCTCCTACTTCTTTGGCTATAGGAGACCTATGGATAGACACTAATGATGGCAATAAACTTTATAGGGCCGAGTCTGTTGGCGCGGACCAAGTTACTTCTGGAGAATGGGTTCTTGTACGAGACGGCGGTATAGCAGTCAACGCCGGAGCTATCAGTACTTTAGATTCTACCGTAACACAACAAGGGCAAACTTTAACCTCTAACTCTAACAATATTACGTCTTTGCAAAATGCTTTATCGGGCTACACAGGCTCAGGTGCAGTATCAAGTGCAATCAATACTATTAACTCTAACGTTGCGCTAAAACCTATTACTTTTCATCAGGCTGGAATACCTACTGCCTTAGCTATAGGTGACATATGGATGGATTCAAACGATGATAACAAAATCTATAGAGCAGAGTCAGTAGGTGCGGACGAAATAAAAGCAGGCGAATGGGTATCCGTACGAGATGCAGGTATTAGCTCAAACGCTCAAGCTATTACAGCGTTGCAGAATACAGTCAACGACGGGACTACAGGTGTAGCGGCAACTGCATCGGCTTTAAGCAGTCTAGAAACAAACGTAAATTTAATACCCACTAACTATTATCAGTCAACCGCTCCTTCTTCTGGTTTAACTACTGGTGATATATGGGTAGATAGTGATGATAACCAAATGTATAGATGGAATGGTAGCTCTTGGGGAAGCATAAGAGATGCAACTATTAGTTCTAACTCAACTGCTATTACTGCTTTACAAAATACCTTAACAGGCTACTCTGGTTCTACTACAGTTGCTTCAGCTATTAGCGGGTTATCTACTGACATAAGTCAAAATGCTACCAATATAAGTTCTAATGCGTCTGATATCAGCGACCTTGAAGCTACTGTAAATAATCCTAGTACCGGTGTGGCAGCAACAGCCGGTGCCTTATCTAACTTAACAGTGTCTGTTAATGCTATTCCTGCACAATTCTATCAGTCCACTGCTCCTTCTGCTTCTGACTCAAGTTTAGGAGACTATTGGGTAGATTCAGATGATGAGCAACGTTATAGATATAATGGTAGTGCATGGGAAAGTATAAGAGATTCTTTAATCACTTCTACTTCTAGTTCTCTAACTTTATTAACAGCAACTGTAGGAGGTAATACATCTGACATTACGGATTTAACACAAGCAGTATCTGATGAAACCCAAGCTAGGTCTACAGCCATTTCACAACTTTCAGCAACAGTAGATAATAAAACTCAAACTTTTGTAAGCAACAACTCACCTACCGCAGTTGCTACAGGGGATCTTTGGATAGATTCTGACGATAACAATAAACTATATAGATGGAATGGGTCTTCTTGGGTCCTAGTAAGAGAAACAGTAAATGACACTAAAGCTACCGTGTTTGCCCAGTCTAGCCAACCTACCGCTTCTGCTGTAGGAGATATTTGGTTAGATACTGATGATGACGATAAAGTTTACAGATGGACTGGTTCAGCCTGGAGTCCTGTAGGTATCCCTACACAAGCATCTGTTACTACTCTATCTAACGCCGTGTCCGATATAGAAGGTAATGCTTCTGCTTCGTACGTTCTCCAGGTAAATGCAAACGGGTCTGTAGCTGGCATGGTCATAGAAGCGAATGCCTCGGCTGGTGGTACGGCGTCCGCGGTCCAGTTTGTAGCAGACAAGTTTGCTATCTGGAATGATGCTAGTGCTTCTACTGCACCTTTTATTGTAAGTAGCAATCAAGTCTTTATGAAAGACGCTATGATTCAAAACGCTGCTATTACTGCAGCTAAAATACAAGACCTAGCAGTAGAAGAAGCTAAGATAGATGACCTAGCTGTAACTAATAGTAAAATAGCTAACGCTGCTATTACGAACGCTAAGATACAAAATGCAACTATTGAAGGCGCCAAAATTAAAGATGCTGCTATTACAAATGCTAAGATATTTGATTTAAATGCTGAAAAAATAACAGCAGGTTTTATTGATGCAGATAGAATAGATGCTGACAGTATTACTGCAGATAAAATAGACGTTACAGACTTAACTTTGCCGGTAGTTCATAGTGTTGTAAGTGGTGGTGCTATAGGGTTCTGGATGAACAACACTATGCGTGTAAAACGAGTTGGTGAGATAGGTACAGAACCTGGAATCTATACTGGATATGTTAGAGTTTTTGGTGGTCCAGGACAGGTAAAGACCTTAGAGGTTGTTGTTGGTGACGGTACTTTTGGTTCTGGGTCTAGTTTTGATATTAGAAGTGATTTTGTTTATGACAGTGGTTCTTTAAATGGGGCTTCTAATCAAATTCCAATCGTAACTACAGGCGGTGCACAGTTTTCTTCTGGGGCAAGTAAATACTGGTCTAGAGTAGATAGGTTTACCCAAACCTATTCTATTGCCCAGTTAAGTTTTAGTTTTAGAAAAACAAGTAATAATACAACCCCTACCTATTTATACATTAATGCTCAAGGCGATGGGAATTATAGATATTTATCTAATGTAGAGTATGCTTTTTACAGGTTCTCGGAGTCATAATGGCAGTACATAATTTTAATTACACTTATGCTTATGTTAGTTGTAAGGCTACTCCTAAAAGTGTTAGCGATAGGACTTTAATAGTAAGAGAGATAACAGTTGCTATTACAGCTACAGACCAAGCAGATTCTACTCAGTCTTTAACTTTAGAACAATCTAAAGTTGTAAACCACAATCATTTAAAAAGTGCTGAAACTTTACCAGAAAGTTTTATACAGATAGATAATATTACTAATCAACAAATGATTGATTGGTTTACAGAAGGCGTAACTACAGAAGATTTAGATGGTTACTTTACCTGGCAGTTGTATGGCTGGGAAGAAGTAGACCCTACCGTGGAGGAATGATAAGATAAAGCATGGCGTACAAAAGAAAAACAACCAGGAAGAAGCCAACACGTAAGAAGTCTCTTACTACAAGACAAGAGGCAAGTATGAAAAGGCATTCTAAAAATCATAGTGCAAAGCACATGAGGTACATGAAGAACCTTATGATGAAGGGTAGTACTTTTACTGCTGCACATAAAAAGGCACAAAAAGCTGTAGGAAAATAATGTACGAGTATAAGTGTGGTGTAACTAGAATCGTTGATGGTGACACAGTTGATTGTGAAATAGACCTAGGCTTTGACATTGTATATAAGTCTCGTGTCAGACTATACGGGATCGACACGCCAGAGTCACGAACAAAAGATTTAGATGAAAAAGCCAGAGGTAAACTAGCTTCTGATTTTTTAGCACAGCATATATTACATGCTGACAAATTAGTAATACAAACAAAACTAGACAAGAAAGGGAAGTTCGGTAGAGTTCTAGGCGTTATCGTTGCAGATGGCGTGGATCTAAACCAAGCGCTTATAGACAATCATTTAGCTGTTGCCTACACAGGGCAAAGTAAAGATGATGTAGAAGCACAACATTTAGCAAACAAGGAGGAGCTGTTAAAGCTTGGAAAATATGAAGAAGTTATTAACTAATATCGTAGGGAGCGTAGCTCCAACATTAGGTGCAGCACTAGGTGGCCCATTGGGTGGCATGGCTGGTGATGTTATATCTAAAGTTTTAGGTGTAGAAAACAATCCAGCATCATTAGAAAAAGCAATTGCTACTGCAACTCCAGAACAGCTGATGGAGATAAAGAAAGCAGAGATAGAGTTTGAAAAACAAATGAAAGAACTTGATGTTGATATCTACAAAATAGAAGCTGAAGAAAAGAAAGATGCACGTAAACATTTCTCTAAAGATTGGACAGCAAGAATCATAGGTATAGCCATGGTTGGTGGTTTTCTTGGTTATATCTTTCTCGTAACGCTACAACCACCGGAGCAAAATAGTGAGGCCTTGATTAATCTCGTGCTAGGCTACTTAGGTGGCTTAGCGTCTGCAGTTATATCCTTCTACTTCGGGACCTCCAATAAACAAGACTAATAGAATCTGTTATAACCCTAATACAAGAAGTAGAATTTCCTATTGCAGCAACTATGAAACTAGATTGGTTTATCTACAAACTAATTATGCGTATTGTAGATGGCATGGAGACAAAACTTGATACAGTTGATGAAAAAGTAGAGTCGCAAATAGCAGCTATAGAAGAACGTCTTGGTACAAAACTTGACGCACAACATGGTATTTTAGTAGCATTAATAGATAGGGTTCGTAGTTTGGACAATGAAATCATTAGACAAGATACGTTAATTAAAACCATTTTAGGAGTGCCGCAGCTAATTGACAGTAACAAGATAGCTAAGGCAGACAGAGATGACCAAAGAAAAGATTAAAAAGAAACGCGGTAGACCAAGCAAGGCTGAACTTAAACGTAGAAAAGAAGAAGCTGAAAAAGATAAAATTATATGGTTTGTAATGGCTGTAGGAGTTGCTTTAATTATAGGTATATTTACACAAAATATATCGGCAGATGAAATGGTCCATAAATTTAAGAGCCCATCCTTTAGTGGAGTAGGCACCTCTTCGCATTATCTAACTATTGAGAATCAAGAGTATAATAGAAAAGAAGCTAATAAGGCTGAACTGAAAGCCTATAAAGAACAGTTAAAAAGGGACGCCGAGAACACTACACTTGCCAGGTTCATACGTAACCTAGAAAGTAGGATCTACGCACAATTGTCTAGGCAATTAGTAGATGCACTATTTGGAGAAACACCTAGTACATCAGGTGTTTTGGAGTTAATGGGTAATACTATTGAGTATTCTGTAAGTGAAGACGGCACTATGATAACGTTGAAAATTACAGATGCTGAAGGAAATACTACAGAAATTACCGTACCTATTGGTTCCTTTACTTTCTAGTTGTGCGTCATTACTGTTTGACCCAATAGAAAACAATATAGCCCCGGTACGACATATAGAAGAAGCTACTATAGATGAGCTAGTTATTACTAAGCTCGCAGATGTTCGTACGCCTACCAGAAAACCAACAGTAGCAGTGTACGCAACTGCATTTACAGACCAAACAGGACAGAGGCTTAGTAACTCTATGTATGCAAGTTTCTCTACAGCTGTTACCCAACAGCCGAGTGCATACTTAATCAAAGCTTTAAAGGATGCAGGTAGCAATAACGATGGTTTCTTTACCGTGGTCGAACGCATAGGTATAGATAACCTCACAAAAGAAAGACAAATCATAAGAAGTGGCAGAGAGCAGAATAATGACAAGAATAAACTAGGCACGCTTTTGTTTGCTGGTTTGTTATTAGAAGGTTCTGTTGTTGCTTATGAAGCAAACGAGACTAGCGGCGGTGCTGGGGCTCGTTATTTAGGTGTTGGTATATCTAAGGCCTACCGAACTGATACATTGACGATCCAGCTTCGTTTAATATCAGTTAGTAGTGGTCAATTGCTGATTGAGAAATTAGTAACTAAGACTATTCTTAGTGTATCATTAACAGACGACGTGTTTCGCTTTATCGAGGATGGCACTGAGCTAGTCGAGATAGAAAGTGGTGTAGTTAGGAATGAGTCAGGAAGTCTTGCTCTGCGCTCTGCTATAGAAACCGCCGTGCTAGGAATTATCACGGAGGGTGAACAAGCTGGATATTGGAGCTACAAATGAAAAAACTCTTACCCTTACTGTTGGTTGGTTTTTTGTATGCAGATAACGAAGTATATATAGATCAGTCTGGTAACAACGCTAATATAGACTTAGAGCAATTAGGTTCGTCTAATATTATTGGTGGTCTCAACGCTGTGTCAGGCACTATGACTGCTCTTGATCTTGATGGTTTAAATCTAACTTTAGATATAAACCAAATAGGTAGTTCAAACAAATTCCTTGGTGACATCTTAGGTGATGGCATTACAGGTTTTTTTGAGTTTGACGGAGACAGTAATGACTTCACAATACAAGTAGACCCCACTGACACCTATGGTGCAGACGATGGTAACTTCAATGTAGATGTAACAGGTTCAAGTAATGACTTTACTCTGGATATAGGTACAACTGCTCTTGCTTCTACACTTGACCTAGACTGGATTATTCAAGGCGACTCTAACACACTCGACTTTGATATAAACTATGATTTAGGTACATCCTATGTAGATATTGATGGCGACTCTAACACTGTAAACTTTAGTGGTAGTGGTAAACAAGGTGGATATTTCTACCTAGACCAGACAGGCAATGGCAGAACATACAACATTACACAATCATCTACGTTGGCGGCCGATTGGCTTAAGATTATTTCTAATGGTGGTAGCGGTACTGTGTGCGTCATTCAAAATGACGGCGGCACAACAACCGGCTGCTAGTATTGGAGATATATCAGAGCTTACAGGCACTGCTGAAGTTATAAGAGATCAGCCTTACGGGGCTGAGCTCGACTTTCCTATCCAACAGATGGACGATGTTCGTACGACTGTTGGTAGGATAGCTATTACTTTTTTAGATGACTCTATTGTTAAATTAACCGAGCACTCAAAGCTCGTTATTACTGAATATATCTACGACCCAGACCCATCTAAAGGCAAGATGGCAATGAAGTTTGCCAATGGGACTGCTAGATTTATTAGTAGCAAACTAGGCAAAATTGATAAAAAGAATATTAGACTATCTACACCTACGGCTGACATTGCTATTCGTGGAACCGACTTTACGTGTACTGTGGATGAGCTTGGACGTTCGCTTATTATTCTATTACCTGATGCTAATGGTTTATCTAGTGGTGAAATACTTGTCACAACTGCAGCTGGTACTGTTACGCTTAATAAGCCATACGAAGCAACAACCGTAGATGTGTGGGAAAACTCACCTAGCAGTCCTGTTATATTAGACCTAACACTAGATGTTATAGACAACATGTTAATTGTTGCTCCTCCGGATGAAGAAAACTTATCCACAGAACAATCCACAGCGTACGTAGCAGATAGTGGCGCTTTATTGGATATAGATTATTTAGAATTTAGTGAGCTAGAACAAGATTACTTAGCCGAAGATGCTTTAGAGTTCACAGAATTAGACATAAACTTTTTAGATGTAAACTTTTTTGAAGATTTATTAGCAATCATAGAAGAAGTAGATGAACTAGAAACAAACAACTTATCCACAGGCACACTGGTTCAAGGTACAGAAATTGGTCAGGATTTAGAAACACAAATAATTACATTACTTCAAGGTGAGCAAATTGCTTTCCAAAGAAAGATAACGCAAAACGCTCAGTTGACCGTAGATGCTTCGCAGGGGTACACTATTATATTAATACAGGACGGTAAGTACCAACAGATTGTAGTAAACGGTGGAGGCAATTCTACTATAACAATTACCCAGGGGTCAGGATGAAGAAATGGATTTCGTTACTAGCAATACCAATACTAGCTATACCACTGCTGTTTAACTGGCAGGCAATAGAAATACTTAAATTAAAAACATTTGATGCTTTCGTACAAAAACAAGATCCATCTGGCTGGTTTGTAACCTTAGATATAACAGAAGAAGATGTAGCAGCTGCAGGTGGGTGGCCGTACCCGCGCCAGGACTTGGCACGTATTCATTTAGATTTGTTAGAAGCAGGAGCTTTAGGTGTAGGTTGGGTTGTTGCTTTTCCACAAGCAGACAGATTTGGTGGGGACCAAACATTTGCAGATGCTTTGGTACAAGGCGCCAGTGTTATTGCTACTTTTGAAGGTGGGGCTTCTTACGCACCAACTACAGGCACAGTTATATTAGGGGACGGTATACCTATACAAGCTATAGAAGCTCAAGGTGTTATTGGAAATGTACCCGTGCTAGCAGAGTCAGCTTATCAGGGGCTGGCAGTTGCACGAACTGATGTAGATAATTTAGTTAGACGTTTACCTTTATTGTTACAGACACCTGATGGTTGGACGCCGTCGTTTGGTATACAAGTAATGAAAATGATTGGTGGCGCAGATACGTACATAATTAAAGGGCAGCAAGGGCAGATCGAAGAACTAACTGTACCTAACTACGCACAAATACCTGTAGATAGCATTGGCCGGCGTTGGGTATCTTGGGTTGATACGCCAAGCACAAGCCTGGAAGAGATGAATGTACGAGATAAGTTTGTGTTTGTGGGGGTGAGTGCAAAAGGTGTTATGCCTCAAATAGCTACGCCAGTTGGATTGTTGTACCCACATGAGATACAAGCTGCACTAGCTGAGAGTATGACAATAGATGTACCAGCTATACCAGGCAACGCTTTATTATATGAATTAATTATATTAGTTACGGTACTAACATTAGCCATAGTTATAATACGTACATTGGGGCTCGTCGGGACTTTAGTAGGGACCGTGGGCCTCGTATCGTTGACCGCGGTTGGTGGTTGGTACTTAATTGCATCTAATATCCTTATAGATGTCACTTATAGTATATTATCAGCTATACTTATATCTATTCAAGAATTCTATTTACGCTTTAACGAACAATTTAAACTCAGACAATTGATAAAGAAACAGTTTGAACACTACTTAGATCCGAAACAAGTTGCACGATTGCAAAACAACCCTGACTTATTAAAGCTAGGTGGAGAAAAGCGTACTTGTACATTTTTGTTTACAGACGTCAGGGGGTTCACGAATCTGTCCGAAAAGTTATCTCCTGAAGAAGTAACAGATATAATGAATAAAGCTCTTACCGCACAAGTTAAATGCATCCAGGCACATGGTGGTATGGTAGACAAGTTTATAGGCGACGCATGTATGGCCATCTTCAATGCCCCCCTTGAGATAGATGAACATGAAAAACGTGCCGTCGCCTGTGCCCAGGATATGCGTACGGCTATGCGCATGCTGCAAAAAGAATTGCCCGAACCGATTGCTATAGGCATAGGTGTTAATACAGGTGAAGCAGTTATAGGTAATATGGGCTCGGATAATAGGTTTGACTATTCAGCAATAGGAGATGCTGTGAACACGGCTGCACGATTAGAGAGTGCAACGAAAGAAGCTGGAGTGGATATATTAATTGGTGAGTCTACTGCTAAAAAGTTAATGCCTTATGATCTGACACTATTAGCTCCTATTAAAGTAAAAGGTAAAGCAAAAGCTTTGAAGGTGTATACTATATAGATGCCAAGAAATTATAAATTAGAATACGAACGATATCATAAGTCACCTGAGCAAAAAAAACGTCGTGCGGCACGAAATAAAATACGCAGACAGTTATTAAGTAGTGGTAGAGTTAGAAAAGGTAGTCGTGTTGATGTACATCATAGGGATGGAAATCCAGAAAATAACTCTCCAGGCAATATTACTTTGCAAGACAGGTCAAAAAACCGTTCTTTCGCCAGAAATAGCAAATCTCAGAAAAAATGACCTCACAGAATCGCGTCTAACGCATTTTGTTAAGGTACTTAAAGCCTTAGGTCTAAAACTATCTAAAATCGTTTGGCGGGCTTGTACGTGCGTCCTCTGCGTTTTCTTCTTTTTCGAGTGTTTTAATGAGTCTTTTTAGATACCATTCGGCTTTTAAGACATCTTGTAGCCCTTTTTTGGCTTCGTAGCGCCACATATACTTTTGAATGTTACCTTTAAGATAACCCTTGAAGGCTTCAGAGGTCATACTTTCTTCAATTGCCACAATACATTCCACGTTTCCTGTGTTGTAATGCGGAGGTGAGTTTACATAATCAGTCATTTGTTTCTCCTAAACAAAAATGTGTTAATCCTTTTACAAACATTGTAAAAGATATAGCTTGTTTTTGAAATTCTTTTAGTGTGATGTGTGTGAGTGTAAAGTCTTCGGTAATGTACACGAGATCCCCAGATGCAAAAACTACGTACGTGAAGACGCCATGTTCTTTCTGGCGAGTAAGCCAAATGCGCTGTTGCTCAGATAAGTTAATTTTTATTTTTGAGTTAAGCTTTGCAGGCAAGTCTTCTTTGTACTTATATTCGACCCAACAATGATTGCTGGGACCTGAGTAGTAAGTGTCCGATACACCTCCGTGGTAAGGATCATTAATCTTCCACCTATAAATTTCTTTAGGCAGTTTTTTGTGAACCTTATTTATGAACTCCTTTTCACGCACATCCTGAGTATAGCATACGTACTTAGGTGCGAACCATTCGTTCGCACCCGTACGAACACTTACCTAGGATTTAGCAAATGTTTTGTTGTAAAAACCTTTTGCAATTTCGTAAGTTTCTTCTTTTAACCAACCAACGTTGGAAACAGAAATGTTCATGAACCGTTGTCCAGCTTTGTTAGCTGTTTGCACGGAAGACATTTTCCATAAAGAAGAAAATCTATCGCCCCCTAACTTAGCAATTTGTGTGTTCCATTCTCTAGAAACTTTTAGCTTAGAGATTGAACAGTCAAATAAGAAAGGTATATCTGATATATCTCCTGTTTTCTCATCTACTTTTAATAGTGTATGAGTTTGAGTTCTGTTTATATCATAGTCCTCTACTTTAAGACCTTCATCTTCTAAATGTTGTAGTGCTTCTGCTTGAGAGTTAAAAGTCCCTGCAAGACCACCACCTTTTTCTAATTGTTTCCACACTACAAATTCTTCTTTGAAGTGTACGTTAACTAGATAAAGTTCTTTACCGTAGTTTTCTTTAGTTACAGTATTAATGAAGTCACCTACTTTAGCGCCTTCAATATACTCGCTATGGTTTTCATCTACTTCGTTTGATAACTGCTGCAGCTGTTTCAAACGTGGCGTAGATAAATGCTCTGAGTTAATGTTTTCATTACCCAGATTTGTGCCATTCTTTACATGAGCTGGCATGGTGCTCGTTACTATACTTATATCATTAGACATTGAACGTTCTCCTTTTTATCTAAATTAATATTATGCTGACCTGAAATTAATTCTGGTCAACTCCGTACTTTTAACACCAGGTACATCAGTACCAGTTGCTATAAGTTCTCTGTAAGCCGTTGCAGACACACGTTTTTGCAAAAGCTCAAACTGACCTGTGTCTGTTACGTGCTGGTGCAATGCATCCCAATCTTCTACAGTTGGCACAATCTCATTTTTAAGTGAAATTGTACAAATATCATTAGAAATTTTGTCGAGCCCTTGCTCTTGCATTCTAATAGATATTTGACTTTCTAGTTCGCGTTGTTGTGACTTCAAAAGTTTTTCTTCTGATTGCACGACTTTAATTTGATTACGAACTTTAGCTGTTTCTGCTAATAAATCATTTAGTTTTTTCATGATACCTCCTTTAAGATATGTAATAAGTTTTCCATACGACCTAACTTAGTATTAAGTTTTTTATACACCTCAGGTTCCCATGTTCCTCTAGCTTGGATGAGTATTGTTTCAGTCTTTTGTGTTTGACCTGCACGATAGATACGCTGGTTGAATTGTTGGTAGTGCTCAGCATTATATGTAGGTGAACACCAGATTACTGTACTAGCTTTAGTCAATGTAAGACCGTGGCCGGCTGACTGTGGATGACAAAATAGAACTTTAATTTGTCCTGCTTGGTACCTAGATACTATGTCTTTTCTACGTTCAGCTGGTATAGAACCATCAATGATCTCGAACGTATAGCCTTCTTTCTGTGCTAACTCTACTAGTGCATCACGTTCGTGCTTCCAGTTAAATGCTACGAGGCTGTGGGCCCGTTGTCCGACAAGTGTCATAACTATGTCGTATCTTTCTTGGTGTACAAACTGGACAACGCCGTCTTCATCATACACAGCGCCTGTCACAAGTTGTAGCAGTTTTTTGACACGAGCTGCTGCATGCACAGCGTTGACTGTACCTGACTTAGTATATAAGACAGACTCATCTGCCAGCGTTTTGTATTGTTTTTGTACGTTAGGAGTCAGCCTAGTGTTGACTGTACGTACAATATTATCTGGTAGATCCATGCAATCAGACAAAGCAAACCGTATAGATATGTCAGATAGCTTGTTAGCTACAGCTTCTTCTATGCCAGGCTTATCAATCCATTCATTGGCAAAGCCATTAAACTTTGGTGTACAAGCTTGGTGTCTGAATGCATAGAATCTAGAGCCCAGACGTTCCCCGCCATCGACGAGGAAGACTGGATGCCAGATATCTAGAATAGTATTACTATTAGGAGTACCAGACATGGCAATCCTATTAGTAAAATATGAGATAATTTTGTTGAGATTTTTACTACGTTTGGCTTCTCTATTTTTAAAAGCGGTAAATTCGTCAATAACGATTGTATCGAACTGCTTACAATATTGTGGATTTTTTTGTAAGAAGTTGACAGCTTCAAAATTAGTGATGACCATTTCGTTTGTATCATCTTCAAATATTTTTGCACGATTTTTTGCATAAGCTACTCCATATTTTATTTGAGGTTGGAACTTACTTATGTCCTCCCCCCACGCTGCTTCCAATATTGAAAGTGGCGCCAAGACTAATGTCCTGCCCCCAAGTATAGCATGGGCGTCTAACACTGCACGTGTTTTACCAGTGCCTGGGTCTGACGTAATCAGACAACACTTGGTATCTACTATAAAATCTGTTGTTGTTTTTTGATGCGCGTAAGGCGCAGGGATATTATTATTTATCATCTATACTCCACCATTGCGTTCGGTGTTATTTGGGTGAACGCTTATGTAATGTTAATTATACTTAACTTATGCCCCATTCACAATGGGGTTCTGGACCTTTGCCAAAAGAACACCACCTACAGTTATAAGTACTTGGGTTAGGTGGAAATTTAGTAGCAGTAGTCATAGCTACAGCTCGCTCATGTAGCTTTGGCATAAAAATCATAGCTTCATCTCGCGTGTAGGTTTGCTCCATCGTAGTTCCATGATCTAAATACCACATTTCTGTGTTAAGTATTTCTAAATCAGGATACATGAAGAACGTGCCGATAGCATAGATGAGCGCTTGTTGGCTGTGCGCGATTTCATTGCCCATCTGTTTACCAGTCTTGTAGTCTATGACACGAGCTGATGTCTCGGATTCATGTACCAAAGCATCTAGTTTGATCCGTGCCCAAGTGTCAGGAGAAATCCAACCTGTGGGTTCCCACTTTTGGGTAAACCCCCATTCTCCTTCAGTTTCGACTTTTCCATCTGCAAAAAGTTGTTTTAGCTCTTCAAAATTTTGAGAAAATTTTCTGAGTGCTTCTGGTAATTCGCCTAGTTCAGAACGTACGAACTGTTCTGCCTGATCATGTATGCGTGTACCGCGTTCTGCTGCAGGGCCAAAGTCTTCTTGTACACGTTTTACTTTAGATATGTAGGTTCTGTATGCGCAAGACTCGAAGGTTTTTAAGGCCGAGTACGACCATGCTGGTACTAGACCTAGTTCTAAATCCTCCGTGACCTCAACTGTTGAAATTAGGTCTGGACGTTTGGGTGATGTTAGATTCTCCATTTTCTAATAAATTCAAATCCCTTTCGTCGAAATGTTCTTTTATTAACTGTTCTCGAACATTATTATCTATTTTCCATGTCAATACAACCCCGCGAGGTATGCCGGCTGTACGATCTTTACTAATACGCTTACGTGCTGTTTTAATATTTAGTCGTGACATAGCTTTAGAGAAGTCTCTTTGTGACATAGTATTACGACTGTCTGTTAGAGTATCGTACACAACTTTGAAATGAGCTAGTGGTATTATTGTTTCATTACCAAGACTAGCTATCCATTCTTTTACATATCTTTGTGACGTACTTACGCCACCAGCATCAAAGGTGTTTGTAAGTGGTATATCTAACACATCTGTAAAATACTCGAGGTTACGTGTACGAATTGCATTTGCAAATTCTTCAAGAACAGACATAGATACTTCTTTCATTTCTTTCTTCGCGTCGTTTTCCAGCGCTGTATGAGCCATACGTACGTCAACTTTAAATTTATTTAACACGCCTGCAAGAATATATAACTCGGGTTCTAGTGCATCTAAGTTTTGTAATAGTTCTGGGTAGGCTTGTTCTATTTTTTCTTCTTGTCGTGGTGCTACGTTATACCTTCTGTCGCTGTCTTCGATCTTGACCGCGTCTGCTCTGTTTGTAAGAAAAATAAAGTTCGTAAAAGACGGCAGCTCAATCTGGTTTGTACGCATAGCTCTAATAGTTAAATTAGGTTCTGTGATTTGGTGTTTTAGTTTATCGGCCATTTTACCAACAGAGCCTGAGTCAGCCATACGAAACTCATCAACTACTAAGAACAATGCAGTACGCATATATAAGTTGAACTGTTCTTCTATATTTTCTAAGGCTCTCATTGGTGTTTGCATTTCACCAAACAGTGGTTTTAATATTTTGTGTACAAACAAACCTTTACCAGTGCCCGGTATGCCCGTAAATATCCATGCAGTCATTGTCTTTTTTCTGTATTGGTATATGTAAGCTAACCAATTCATAAAGTGTTCAAACTCAGGTTTGCCATTACCGAGGGCATGCATCATAAGTTTGTAAAAATTAGGTGCAATCTTTTGGATCTGGATGGCTTCACCGTACGATAGTTCTTTTACGTTTTCTTCGCTACGCAGCATATATGGCGTACGTCTAAATAAATTTACTGAGTATGGAACGGTCTCCAGGTCAATACCTTTATCACTGCTAGGATCGAATACGACACGAGCATCAGGAACAAAGTCCATGGTAGGGCGACCATGAGACTTAAGAAAATCATTGATAGAGCTTTTGCCCGTTGGTGTAAGGGGATACTCGTCGTCAAATTGTTGTTTTGTTTCATCATACACTCCGTTGTAATAGGTATCCGTGAAGAAGTCACGTAATACAATTGGTTTCTTTTTAGTTTCGTTATCTATCTTATCTGCAAATATTTCAAAAATACTACGATAGAAATCTGGGTCTGCTTTTTCTATTTCCCATACAGGTTCACCTTTAAAGTTATACATGTAATGTGGGTTAGTTAATAAAAAGTAATACCCTCCGCTGTCACCATTGTTTACATTGCAGTTAACAAAAGGTTCGGACACGCGTGTGATCTGGATGGTCATTTTGTCTGGGTTTTGCAATACTTCGTGTGCTTCTCCAGCAACATTGACCGTAGTTACTTTACCAACTCTTTTAGGAAGGTTGTTTTTCTTCCTTAAATTGTCTTTAATCTGCAAACCTAGGGTGTGTACCTTTTCAGGATTAACACCAATTAAAGACGAGGAGATTTCAAGAACAGGCGAACCACGGTCAATCTTGATGAACCTACCTTTTGGATAGGGGTCTTTTACATTAACAAACTTAGGTGTTGCAATGTAAATTAGTTTACTATTATCTGCGACAGATGGGTCTAGTATGTACGAAAGACTTTGACCATTAGCTGATAACTTAATTTGTTCTGCAAGAAACTCTGTTTTATAGTTAATCATACGAATAAAATCTTTTAGAGTCTTTGGGTGTACGGGCATATCTAATAAAAAGAAAAGGTGTAATGACACAGTATCTTTTTTAAAGCCTAAAGACGCACTAGCCTGAGCGATATAACTTACATTATGAAATACTTCTGGAAGTTGTAAGACTATTTTGTCGGCCAGTGCTTGTAGGTCTCCTGGATTAGATGTATGTAAACCGTCTACATCCAGCACTAACAGCTGCGTAGTTTTTGCACGTTCGGACATAAAGGCTCGGGGTTCGTTGTCCAGTGTTCGTTTTAACGAACCTTTGTGTAAACATGCACCTTTGTCAGCTTGTTCTATTAGTAATGTATATAATTTGTTTAGTCCTTTTTTGTCTACAGATATATCAAAATGTTCTGAACTAAAGTCTTTGACTAGTGGATATGACTTGATGCCATCTTCTGATATTTCTTTGGACAGGGGTTTTTTAGCGTTTAAAAACACAACTTCCATAATTAAATCTCCTTTTCTAAGTATACTTCTTCTCTATCTATCCGTACAGATTTGTCTGCTTGGAACCCTAGTTTGCATTGGGTAGGTGATATATTTGTTACCGTTACAGTACAGATTACTCTTCCATTCTGTTGTACGACAACTTTGTCACCTTTCTTTCGAGTCAGTATTAAGTTTTTATTTGTCATATACTTGGCTTACGCCTCCCTCAGCGTCGAGCGGTAGATCTTGACACCACTCTGGGGCTGTACGCATGATTTCTATAATTTTATTCATTGTAGCATCAGCATTGTATTCTGAGCCAATAGCAATTATTTCGTCATGTACTTGTAAAACAATGTCTACTTCAGGCAATGCCTGTATCTCTAGCATCTGATCGGTGATGACCAGCCTAGCTAGTGCTTGTACGACGTTTTCTGTAACTCGAGGTCCATGTGTACGAATCATTTCACGTTCAGTGTTGTATAAAAATTGACCAGCTTGGTAACGTAAGTTTGGATAACTTAATCGCATGCCATTTGGTAATTCTAGTGCGTGTCGTTGGATCGTAAGTGGCCCGTACTTTAGTCCGATACCACGTGGGTTAATCATTTGAAAGAGTGAGTCTTTCATACCTGACCAGAGCCTTGGTATGTTTGGATACATGCCACGATACTGCATAACAATAGCTTGAGCTGTAGCATCTCCTACGTCCACGGATGGGGAGCCAGTTTTCAGCGTTGCTTGGAACTTGTCGGCTCCCATACCGTACCCGAGACCGAGAATAGCTGTTTTACCTACGTATCTTTCTAATTTGTCAGCTTTTGTAATCGTACGACCATATATCTGGGTTGCAAACTCACAGTACACATCGCGACCTGTAGCAAAAGCCTGAACTAGGTCATGTTCTTTAGCTAGCCATGCCAGCATACGTGCTTCAATATTAGACAAGTCAGCTATATAAAGTTTTTGTCCTTCAGGCGCCATCAGTGCCGTACGTAACTTTGAACCCCGGGGGAGGTTTTGTAAGTTAATTTTATCTGAGCCACCGAATCTGCCTGTGTGTGCGGCATAGTAACGCAGCGGAATACTGAATGTGCCGTCAGGGTTGGTAGAATCTATGAATCGTTGTGCTCTAGTTTCTTCGATACGAGACTTTACCATCTCCCTAGCATCCCATATGTTTTTATGTTCTGGATACATGTTGCACATTTGTATGTAAGCGCTGTCGTTTTTACCGAACGCAGGTATTTGTTTGCCAGTAGTTGGGCTTTTCTTTGTAGGCACAGTTATACCTAGCGATTCTAGATGGTCTTTGAACTTTACTTGTGAAGCTAGCACTTCTCGTGTAACGCCTGAGTCCTGGATCGCTTGTTCTGTGCGTGTTGTTATGTCATCTTTGTAGGCTATCAGTGATCCGCGGTCCAGCATAAGCTTTGGCTCTACAAACATACGTACAGTCAGATCTATAATCTGAAGCTCTTTGTTTGGATAACCAGCGCTGTAGCTTTTAAACAGTTCGTACGTCAAGTCGACGTCCTGGATACAATAACCGCCGATCTGTGCATCGAGCTCTGGGTCCAAGTCACGTACGCTTTTGGCATTTACAAGTTCTTCACCTTTACGTTTTGTTTCGTCGTTTGGAAACTCTCGTTTGCATGCATTAGCAAGGCTTGCGGACATGTTTGGATAAAGGCCACGGGACATGGCTGCAGTATCATAATAAAAAGCAGGCCTGTAACCATAGTATTGTGTCAGTATGTAGGCATCAAACAAAGTGTTGTGGCATACAACGGCAGTCGCTGCCCAATCAATTTGTCCGAGTATTTCTGGTGTTTCTTCTTCGTTGTACCATTCAGTTGGTCCGTTTTCTACTTTGATACCAACCCCCCATACTTTGAAGTCTGGATGGTTAACATACTGTACAGTGCTCATCTTAGTGAGAGACAGTTGTACGTCGTAGTAAGTCTCAAAGTCTAAGTAAATTTTTTGCATATCCACTCCCATGCTTTTTTAAGGTCAGCGTTAAGGTTTTCTAGCATCATTGCTATATCATTTAATTCTTTTTTCATTGTCCCATTGCTCCGTATATTTTTCTGCAACCATGCCTTTTTGCGCAAGTTCTTGTACTCTATCCCAAGCCATGCCTAATTCTATTATTTCGTTGTTATGGATTTTGCCAACAAAACTAGATATAAATTTATCTATTGTTTCGATATCTTCTAAGTCTATTTCGGTATTCATAGTTCCTCCTTGAACTTTTTTATTTTCGTACACCAATCTAGATACTCGCTGCGCTTTGCACGCTCCCAGCCTATTTGTTTACTAGTGTACATATTATATGCAACAGAAATCTTTACATATTTCCATTGTATAAACGGCAAGTCTGCTGGATCGTTGTAAGTGTACGGATGTATCGGGTTACGTTTAACATAAACGTGGGTTGGGGGCATCTAATTACTCCGTTAATTAAACTTGACAAAATCCATTTCTGTCTTTATGACTATAGATATTACCTAATAATGGGTAATAACACAAATGGAGAAGCAATATGGCATCAACATATAAATCAGACATGGTTAATGGTAATCAGTCATTCAAACCGTTCCCAAGCGGAGCTGTTGGCGTAAGATACGCTAAGTTTGAAGCTAGTACTGCATTAGTATTAAACGATGTTATTCAAATTGTTGACGTATTCTCTGGTGAAACTGTGCATGATGTAATCATCAAATGCGACGACCTAGATACAGGTTCAACATTAGTTCTTGACGTAGGCGACGGCACAACTGCTGACTACTACATCGATGGTTCTACTGTTGGTAGAGCAGGTGGTAGTGATGAGAAAGATGCTAACGTAGCACCAAAAGAATACTCAGCTGATGATACAATTGACATTCTTGTACAAGCCGCACCAGCAGGTGGTGGTACAGGTACAATTGAGTGTTGGGTATACGTATCATAAGAAAAAACGCATAGCCCAAGCCGGGACACCGAATCTTGGGCTATACTAATGCCACTCCTTGGCATGTTTAGGCGGGGAACAATGTGCATTCTGGCCATTGATTGCTTAGCTAACCAGCTAGACTATTTGATTACACACGCTAGTCATTCCTATTTTGGTGCAACCCCTTTTCGCAAAACTAAACTTTAAAAATTGAGATAACCGTTAGATCTGTGTAATTACTCACATACGAATCTAACAGCTATCTCTCGAGGTAATTACTCCCCGATTTTAGTATCAAGTTATATCTTAGACTATGAGGTTTGATATAAACCCACGCGCGTAACTTCAAATGATACTAAACTTAATTGACTCTCTATCTCCACACACATTTGCTAGTAGGCGGCAAGTTTTAAACTAGTTATAGCGCGCTGTGCCTCAGTCGGGTGGCTCTTCCTCAAGAGAGTCAAACTTAGTGCAGTACTGGACCTTGCATATGCCCTTCTTCAACGAATTGTTCCCATTCGCCTTGGAAGCCACAAGCAAGTAGTATGCAAAGTTTTACATCTTCTTCGGTTAGATGATGTTTTATAGATGCAGCTTCGATACCTATTTGCATAGCTTCTTCGCCTACATCCATCATGGCTGATTTAAGTCTGCCCATATTCGCTCCTTGGATAATACTCATTGAACTTCATTTCTGCTTGTTCAGATGTGAGTATCTTTTCATTGTACTGTTTACGTTCAAAGTTAACAGCATCTATCCAGCTGCTCATATTAGCTTCGTATGAGTAATCTGGGTTATATTCCCATGGTTTTTCTTTCACAATTGCTTCCCCCATCAGTCATCTCCTAATAGTTTATTAGTTAATATTACCTCATTCATCTGTTCTTTCAACTCATTAGGTATAATCTGATCTGGCGTCATACGATTAGCTTGAGCTGGTTTCTTTTTAGTTAACATACGTTGCATGTACTCATCAGGTACTAGACCTTTACCACCAGGCCATTCGTCAATGAACCTTTTTAACGTAGTAATCTTAGATATATACTCTTTAAAAGTTTCTACGTCAGTATTAACTTTGATTTCTATTTTACCTATTGGTGATAATTGTGCGCAAAGCTCAGGATCACTAATAAGAATAGCCATGTTGCCTACATGTGGCGCATATTGTGTTTGACCCCAACCTCTGTGATATGTGATGTTAAGTTGAGTCGGTGCATAAAAAGGCTGTAAGTCTGTTAGTTTTACAGGAATATCGCCTTCTACATAGTTGTCAGAAGCAGGTTTAATTTTATTTTCTGAACTATATTCATCTTTGTATTCAGTATGCCAACTATGAATATAAGTACCATCTTCATGTGCTGGTCTGTTTGGATTACAAATAAGACCAAGTTCTGTTGAAGTTCTAACAATAGATTCAGTTACTTTATTGTTGTTATTATAAGAATAACCATCGGTTACATACCTATTTCTGACAGCGTCTAACGTTTCAGCATGTGCTTCTTGCAGTTGGCACAGTGCCGAGAACTGTGGATCGTTGTCCGTGATTCGGTTTACAATCGTATCAATTGCACCTTGCACGTTATGTGCTTGACGGTACGCACTATACAATTGTTGTTTATAGTTTTCTGTTATTTGGTCACGTAATGTTTGTGACATTTGTACACTAGCCATAATTAATTTCTCCAGTCTGGTTGTATAGTTTTCCAACGCACTCTAGGTTTGATAACTTTCATACCCAGAGGCAGTTCTACATTTTCTTTTTCGACTACTAGTTTTTCGTGTGTCATTGTTTTCTTAAGAATAAATAACACAACAGAAGCACACAGACCGCCGATCATAGCAGCAGCCATACCGCTGAAGGTACCGTAAAAACAGACCATTAGCGTGATTGTGATTAGTACGTCAACAAAGATATCGTTACCGATTGTTTTACGACCGCCAGCTTTAAGCGCCAGCAAAAGCAGCCCTAGCGCGGACAGTATGCCTACTAGTAACATCGTTCCTCCTTTGCCAGGCTAGAAAAGCCATGTATGCAAATTGAATTAGTTCGATAAGAATCCACAATGCTGTGGTAATTGTACCGACAATATTAGTCATTAGATTAACCTCCATAATAAATAGAATATACACCCGAGGCCGACCCCGACTCCGAGCAGTAGCAATGAGTAATGAATACTTGTTGCAAGACCGAATAATAAAAACAATATAGCTGTGCCGGTCAACACAGACACACCAAACTCTTTGATGTATTGCTTACATTTTGATAACTTCACCATAAGGTGCTTCCTCCATACTAGTTGACACAAACAACACTGGATAATGTGGTTTGTCTCCAAAATCTTCTTCAGCTACTTCGAGGTCAGTAAGATACACAAGAGCAGCAACACTAGGATGATGCTCATTGACGTAATCAATTACTGGACTGATTCGAGTGCCACCTCTACCTTCGTACGTGACTTTAAGTGGCAATGATTCGCGTGTGTATTCACATGCGTTTTGCACATCATAGTCACATTGTATAAACTGCACGCGCTCAGGGTTAAGCTCATGCAATATGTACGAAGTCTCGGAAGTAAACTGTGCTAGCTCATCATCTGTTATAGAGCCAGATGTATCTACAGCAATCGCTATCTCTTCGAGACAGGGATTATGGAGAGCAGGTAGATACAGACCTCTGGATATGAATCGTCTGTTAGGACGAGCCCATGTAAAATCAGATTTGTTGTTCGCACGTAAGAAACGAGCCAACACAGCTTTCCAATCGACTTTTGGATCTGTAATTTCTGACACCAGCGACTGCATGTTAGCAGAGAGTTTACCTTGTGCTTTGGCAGCTTCAGCTGCTTGGTTAACTGCTACTTGCAGTTCCGATTCAATAGCACTAGCAGTACCGCTTGTACCATCGGAATTGGGATGATCCAGCACGCCACCACAACCACCACCATCTACATACACTGCGTCCCATCCCTGAGGAGGTTCAGGTAGCATATTGTAGATAGCTTCGGTAGTCATGTTTTCGTACTGGTCATCCACCAGA